TAATAGAGACTATGAGACAATATCTCGTGCATGGTGTTCAGGAGAAGCCGGAACAAAAAAAGCAAGTGAAGGGTACTGGGAATTAATTCAGAAGGCATTATGACCGAGCAGTTATTTCCAGAACTTGCTTCATTAAAAGCAGATGAATGTTTTGTTGAGGCAATAAGAATAGTAAAGGGTGGTAAGTTTCATATAATGAATCACGGAGTAATAATAAAGCGATCACAGGCAAAGGATATGATAATAGCATTAAAGAGTCAGTTGAATGCAGAAAAGATTTATCTGGTAACTATCGAAAAATAAAGCTATGAAAACGAAAGAAGAAATAAAAGACTTTGTAAATAAATTTATGAAGTCATATGGGCCTGATACATTTATTCCTAATCAACATGGTGTATATGTTTATCATTCAGAAAATGGTGCAAGTGGACTTAATCTAAAAGTCTTTTTTGAAGAATTGCTTAACGATTACATTGAATCCGAGCTTGCGCAACTACAAGAGGGAGTTGAGAGTGGAAGAAAATAATTGTAAAAGTGAATAATATTATGTATCTTTGTAAGCAGATAGTCGGAAGTAATTACCCGATGACAAGAGAAACCCGAACTCTCTTCTGCTTACTTTTGTTCGGGATATTTAAAACGGGTACAATGAAAGAGATACAATTAACACAAGGCAAAGTTACTTTAGTTGATGACGATGATTATATTAAATTTAATCAATTTAATTGGTATGCTGTTAAGGCTTGGAGAACATGGTATGCAGCAAGACATAAAACTAATAAGAAGGTAATATTTTTACATAGAGAAATAATGCAAACTGAGTTAAATATGCAGGTTGACCACATAGACCATAACGGATTGAATAACCAAAAATCAAACTTAAGAAATTGCACTCAAACGCAAAATGCAGGTAACAGGCAGGCTAATGGCAAATCAAAATACAAAGGAGTTAATTTCTATTATGATAAGAACGGGAAAAAGTATATAAGGGCGGTTATAAGAAAAAATAATAAATGTTCGTACTTAGGCACGTTTAAAACAGAAGAAGAAGCTGCGAGGGCTTACGATAAAGCTGCTAAAGAAATACATGGCGAATTTGCGAACCTTAATTTTAAATAGATTATGAAAACAACCAGAACGTATTTATCAGGATGTACTTGGTGTAATGGGACAGGGTTTATAAAAATTCCTAATCCTGGGTTTATGACTTCTGCTCTTACTGGGGTATGTCCTGTCTGTAATGGTGCAAAAACAGTTATTGTAACAGAAGAAACTGAAATTGAATCAAAAAGAGTAAGCGAAGTATCTGATGAAGATATACAAAATGCCGCAAATGAATATGAAAAAGAATATCAAAAAAGTTGCCATATCCCAGAATCAGCACTTTATGGAGTTTATGTAAACGAAGATTATTTTGCAGGTGCAAAAGCAATGCGTGACGGTGCAATCAAATCAAAATAGAGATGAAAACGGAAAAAGTAACGGTAAAGTGGTCAAAAAAAGAAAAAGATTGGGTTTCAAAATATCCTGAATGGGAAAATAGAAATGCAAGGATTACTGGCAATGCTTTTTTTGATATGATTAGAAAGTTTGAGGAATATATGTCAAAGGATTGGGAGGGTAAGCCAACAGGCTTTACATGCTTTCGGGATTACCTGTCAAGTGGTGGTTTTGACCCCGACACTTTTACTATTTCGGTCAGTGCTAAATTAAAGAATGATACTTAAGACTAATCAAACCAATTAAATAACGAGAGATGAAACTAACACAAATATTTAAACAAAGAAAAGCTACTCTTTGCAATGGGGAAGTAGTTAGATTTGGAGACATAGTATCCTTTATCAGTTCCGATGGGGTTGAAATAAAGGGTAATATAGGCAGAAGACCTGATGGTACATTATATTTCCACAATAGTCGATGGGAAATTAGTGATTATCCTACATTAAAAAAACTTTAAAACCAAACAATGAAAGAGATAATTGAAAAGATAAATAATCTACCCGTTATTAGTAAAGCTGAAAATAAATGGGTTAACAACAAATATTTACCTATCACATTAAAGTTAGTTGATGTCGAAAAGGTAAAAGAGATTATACAATCCGAACTCGCCTCCCTCGAAGAGCAAGAATGCATACACTTTGACGAAGCTCAGGGACGTGACAAATGCTGCAATGACAAAGTAAAAAGCAATAGGTGTATTGCTGATTGCGGACATAAAGAAGTGAAGGGGGGGAAAGAAGATAATATAGATTTATCAAATCCTGACTTTCATTTAAATTGCACTAAATGTGGTAATCCATATTGGGATATACAATCATTCCCTGCTTTCCAGTTATGTTCTGAATGTAAAAGAACCAAGTCTAAGCAGCCACCGCAAGAGGTTAAGAGTGCGGAACTAAAAACAGTATTACAATGGTATGCGGACAAAACTAATCGTGAAGTTACTGAATTTGATGATTATGATTTACACGTTTGTAGAGTAGCGGAAGAATACGCTCAGACAGTCAAGATGCCGAGCGAGGAGGAGATAGAAAAGCAATTCCCAACAAACATACAGGCCATTAAGATAAAGGAAGGCTTTGATAAAATGAGCTACAATGGTGAACAATCATTAAGATTGATTGCAAGGCATAATGAATCTAAAAAAGAGGGTGCTAAATGGGTCATTGACCTAATGAAGAAATAAAATTTGTTAATTCGATATTAGAGTTGTAATTTTACAGTTATGAAAAAAATATTATTTTTCAGTTTGCTTTTATTCAGCATTACAGTACACGCTCAGAATGTAGTATCATTAACTTTTCAACCTGGTGACTTAGGTTTAGGCCTGAGATACGACAGAGAGATAAAACAAAGCGGGTTCTACGTATCAGCAACAAAAGGAAATTACGCTCTTGGAGAAAGTTACGTTAAAGATCATCTGAAAGGATCGGCGGGGGTGTTATTTAAAAATTACAGTCTCGGAATAGCATATCACTCTTACGGCGAAAGAGTCGGAGAGTTCACTAAGAACGCATTTAAGCCAGTATCACTTGAGGCGGGAGTGAGAGTATCAGTTGATTGGTTTGTTGCCTGTATTCGTGTAGATTCAAAAGGAGAGGGAACTATTGACTTCGGAATAAGATTTTAAATATGAAGATATTTGTTGTTTTAACCTACTTTCAGCGCCAATTTCAACTAAATAAGACTTTACAATCTATTGCCAAAACTAAACACGATAACTTTGAGGTTATTATTGTTGACGATAACTCCACAGATGATATAATGCTTCCATTAGTCTTATATCCCATAACAGTAATAAAGACTAAAGACAAAACATGGACGGATAGAGATATTCCTGCTAATATAGGATTTGCAGAAGCATTAAAAAGGGGTGCAGATATTATTATATCCCAAAATGCTGAATGTTATCATGTTGGTGATGTTTTGGAGTATGCTGAAAAGGTTACAGATGATTCATATATTTCATTTGGTTGTTATTCTTTGAATGAGGAAGAAACTTTTAAAGATCATGACATAAGAGAAGTAATTAGGTTAAATGATGTATGTGCTGTTGATGATGGACAAAATGCTTGGTATAATCATCCTGTACACAGGCCGGTTTGTTATGATTTTTGCGCAGCGATGACAAGAAATACATTATTAAAATTAAATGGTTTTGATGAGCGCTTCTCTTTTGGTATTGGATATGGAGATGATTATTTGATTCACAGGATAAAAACAATGGGATTAACTGTGGATATTCCGACATATCCTTTTGTTGTTCATCAGTGGCATTATAGCCATGCTGCACGATCTGACTCTAATGAATTAATACAAAAGAATTACCAGCTTTATAATAATCTTATAAAAGAAAATAACTTCAAAGCAGTTCATTTGCTAACACCAAATTTAGGATGAAAGAGATTTTCACACAAATATATAAGGATAATATATGGGGATCAAAAGAGACTATTTCTGGTACGGGATCAGAATTAAATGCCACAATTCCACTAAGAGTTCAATTACCTGCCTTATTAAAAAAATATAATATTAATAGAATATTGGATGTCGGTTGTGGTGATTGTAACTGGATGAATAAAATGGTCTGTAATTTTGAGTATTATTTAGGGATTGATATAGTTGATGAAATTATTTTTAAAAACAACAATCTTTATAAAAGTGAGAATGTAGAATTTAAACAATGTGATATATGTAATACAGAATTAGATTTTTCCCAATTTGATGCGGTGATATTTGCAGATATACTTGTACATATTCCTTATAAGGATGTTTTAAAAGCATTAAATAAAGTATCGGCTATCAAATATATGTTAATTACAAATTACCCAAACACCAAAGTAAACACAGATACCTCTATACACTTACGATCCTGGAGGGAGTTGAACTTTTTAATAGAACCATTTAATTTTAAGAGTCCGATAGAATCTATTGATTATAAAGATCAATATGATACCAAGCTAAGAAATTGTAACGATAAAACATTATCATTATGGAATGGTATTTAAAATTATTCTTTGATTTATGAAAACAATTCCAAAAATCTGTCATTTATATTGGGATCTCAGTCCAATGGCTCTCTTGCAGACCTATACAATAACGACCTTCCATAAGCTAAACCCTGACTGGAAGATTATTGTTTACGTTATTAAGCAAAGCTATAAGGAATTAGGTGATAATACATTTGTACCTAATTATACGGGCGAGGATTATTTTTACAAGGTTAGGGATATGGATTTTGTCGAGATAAGAGAGATTGATGTCATTGAAAGAGGTATAGGCGCTGATAAGCACTCAATATTGGGATCTGATATTTTTCGGATGCAAGCACTTTATGAGACTGGGGGTGTTTATTGTGATTTTGATGTTATTTGGATCAAGCCGATGGATCATTTTAGTAATGTTGATCATATTGGCAATATAGATAATTTTGAAAGCATAGTATCATTCTATGAATATACAAAAGGTCATCATAATATAAGCATACTGATGTCTGCGCCTGGGAGTAGTTATATCAAATCCATTATTGAAGAACAAAAAAAGACTATGCCTCCATATCAGCATCAGAGCTTCGGAACCTTTATGCTTAATAATTTATATCCTGACCTTAACTCTATAACTACAAAATATCCAAAGGTGCTAGCTGTAAAGTACGATACATTTTATCCTTATTCAATATATGATATGGAACGTTTATGGATAAAGAATGACATATCTGTTATTAATGATAAAAATGTGATGTGCATACACTGGTTCAATGGTCATAGGTTAAGCAAGGATTATATAAATGGTTATGGTTATCAGAGAGATTGCAGCATGACGACTATTCTTAAAAAGGAAGGATATATCCATGAAAAATAGTTTTGTATCTTATTTATAATTAATCTAAATTTGCATAATGAAAGCAATAAAGAAAAAGACTAAGTTTAAGGATTTTAAAGATAAAAGTCTGAATAAGTACGAAGAGACAGAGAAATACAAACGTAAGGCAAGGGAGAAGAGGAGAAAATAATGGCAGAATCAGAAGAGGAAGTAATTATTGAATTGACTGATAAGCAGGAAAAATTCTGTTATGAATATTGCTTTGACTTCAATGCAACACAAGCCGCGATAAGGGCCGGATATTCTGAAAATACAGCCCGATCTATTGCTAGTCAGTTATTAACAAAAGTAAACATTCAGGATAAAATTAAAGAAAAACAGGATAATCTTGCTGAAACTGCCGGAATAAGTCGATTAAAAGTGTTACTTGAACATCAAAAAATGGCATTCTCTTCAATAGCAAACCTTCATAATACATGGATAAAACGAAAAGATTTTGAAGATCTGACAGAAGATCAAAAGTCGTGTATTGCTGAAATAGATACTAAGATCAAGACGGAATTTGAATATGATCCTGAAAATCCTAAAGAGAAAACACCGATTACAGTTGAGTATGTAAGGATTAAACTTTATGATAAACAAAAGAGTTTAGATGCGATTAATAAAATGTTGGGTTATGATGCGCCAATTAAAATGCAATTAGGTGTCGAGTTTGATAATATGCCTGATATAATAATCAAAACAAATGATTGAACAAATAGTATCTGAACCGCAAATAAAGATACTTAATTCATTTAAGCATATTAATTTATTTTTGGCTGGTGTCGGATCAGGCAAAACACATTTAGGCGGTATTAAATCATATCAGCTCATTAAAAAATATCCACTAGTAAGAGGATTTATTGCCGCGAATACTTATTTGCAACTTACGCAATCAACACTATTCCGAATGCGAGAATATTGGAAAAGCATTGGAGTTAATGAGTACAATAAAGATACAAAACCTTCTGGCCAGTATGTAGTGAATAAAAAACCACCTTCATGTTTTAGAACTGACAATCATAACTTTGATGATTATTATGGCATAATATCATTTAAAAACGGATGCGTTATCTTTACGGGGTCTATGGATCGGGCTGAATCACATAGCGGCAAAGAATTTGGATGGGCTATTCTTGATGAGGTAAAAGATACTGAGGCAGAGGATATAAAAGAATATATATTAACAAGACTTAGACAGCAGGGTATATTTGTCAAAGATGGTAAATTATCTAATTCGGGAGATCCTTTCAATCCTATATATTTTCTTACTTCACCCGCAAAAGAAGAATGGATAAACGAATGGTTTAAATTAGATCAATATATAGATGAAATTGCCTCATTAATATATTCCGATAAAACTTATTTTTATAAAGAATTTGATGATAAATGTATAACCATTTCATCAACTTATCTTAACCAGATTAATTTACCTTCTAATTATATACAGGATATTCTTGCAAATAACTCTGAAGAAAGGGGCAAGGCTCTTATTTACGGTAATCCTTTTTCTATAACAGGGGGAGAGTTTTACAGCTCATTCAATAGATTAAAACACGTTATAAACATCAAATACGATCCTTCCGTTCCTTTACATCTTTCATTTGACCAAAATACAGTGCCATATAACTCGTGTTCTATTTGGCAAGTCAAGAAGATTGGTGAACTTTGGGGTGCTTATTGCATTGATGAAATCGCTTTAGAGAACCCGCGCAACTCAACAGAAGAGGTTTGTGAAGAGTTCATGATGCGCTATTCAAAACACAACTCAGGACTTTACTATTACGGTGATGCTTCAGGAAAGAATAGAAGCACGATGAATAAAGACTTTAAACACCATTATGAGATTGTTGCATTCAAACTGAGACATTATCTTAACAACGGATCTGATAGAACACTGTTTAGTAATCCATCTTTAGTGAAACGTAGAGACTTTATTAATCTTATCTTTGAAGAGAAATTGCCAATAAGAATATACATAGATGAATCGTGTAAGAAGATGATAGCTGATTTGATGTATACTAAACAGGCTCTTGACGGGGGTAAAGATAAGCATATTGTCACTGATAAAGATTCAGGTGAGAAGTATCAGAAATACGGCCACTTTGGAGACAATTGTTTTGTGGCTGAGACACTTATAACTACCAATAAAGGAGATAGGTTTATCAGAGACTTAGATATTGATGATTTAGTGTTAACCAGAAAGGGGTTTAGGAAGATTACCTCAATAAAGCACAACGGCATTAAATCAGTTAATACGTATCAAATTGGCAATAGAGAAATAACCTGCACAAGCGATCATAAAATATATGCAGACGGTAAATTTAGTATGGTATCTACATTGATTAGTAAGAATATTATTACTATCTTTGAAGAAAAACAAACATGGATAGACAAACTATTACTTATGGCGGGTTTAAATTCCATAGATACCCAAACGCAAAAATATCATCAGACAGAAATTACTACAAGGGATGGGTTAAAGAAAACGGAGTATGGAAAAAGAAAAGCCTCCATATATTTAAATATTCACAAGAAGTTGGCCTTATTCCAAAAGGTTACTCAGTTCATCATTCTGATACCGATTTCAATAATAATGAAATTACGAATTATGAGATTATGTTACGCGGAAAACATACGCAACATCATTATGACATATCCTCACAAGAATATAAGGATGCCAATACTGAGAAACTTATTAAATTTGCTATTCCTGCATCAAAAGCATGGCACAGATCAGAAGAGGGAAGAAAATGGCACAGCAAACATCTCACAGAAACTCTTCATGGAGAAGAACAGACAGGTATATGTACTGAATGCAATAAGGAGTTTAAAACAGACCTTCGCAAGGTCCCCAAATACTGTAATGTCAAATGCAAGAACAGGGCAGTTACAAGAAAATTCAGGAATGACAAAAGATATTTCGCAGATAGAGTCTGTCAAAGATGCGGAGAGATATTTTCAGTTAATAAATGGGGAAAGAATAAGTTCTGTTCCCGTGAATGTACTAAAGGGAGACAAATCAAATAGATTTGTTTATGATATTACCGTTGACGAAGAACATGAGTATTTTGCCAATGGTATCCTTGTGCATAATTGCGAATATCTTTGTGTTGAACTATTTAAAAACTACTACAAAGGATGAGACTCTGGGCAACTGAGATATGGACAATTAATAAAGCAGGTGAGATTATTCTTTATCGTGGTCCAAATATTGAAGCGCCCTCGTGGACATTAGCAGAAGTGTATTGTCAAGAGAATGGACTTGGCTACTGTGAGATCAAAGGCGAATTAATTGAAGAGGGTACTATTACAGATGGTAAATTAGAGAAAGTGATTGATTATAAAATAATTCAAAATAACTGAGATGGATAAGGAAACAGGGTTGGTGATTTTAACAGATGTCATTAAAGACAATAAGAGACATCAGGATTATGAACACATAACAGAGCTTGCGGATAAATATTACAAGATGAAGACCGGTGATGATATAACCGACTTACTTGAAAAGATTGTGACACGTGAAACTAAAGAGGAGTTTGAACAACGTGAAGATATTTCAAAGTCTGTTGTGCCTTCAATACTTAACTCTACTCAGTTACCTTTTCAGAAAGCAATAAGGAAACAACCGTTATTAAGAGAGATTCTATATAAGGGACAGGACAAGACAGATGACCTTGAACAAAAGATTAATACGTTCTGGGGTCAGAAGTCACTTGAGGAGTATCTTGAATACGCTTTGGTTGACTATAACTATATTGATCCTAACGCTTTTCTTATTACCGAGTTCGATCAGTTCGATTCTAATACAGAGAAAGCCAGTCCTTATCCATTTGTTGCAACTTCGTATGAGGCTATAATGTACGAATATAAGAATGAAGATTTGCAGTATCTTATCGTACAGCTACCGATTAAGTTTATGGAAAATGAAGCCGAACAGGACGGGTTTAAATACACAATGTATTTAGGTGAGTTCACGCTTCAGATGGTACAGGTCGGCGCAGATTTCGTCAGTGATTTAGATAAGATACAGATTGGTGAGAAATACTTCACTTACGAAGAGTTCAATCCGAAGGCAAATAAAGTACCTGCTGCACGATTTGGCTATCTAAGGGATGCTGAAACTAAAGGC